AATTATTTTGTCACTCTCTACTAACTGTTTGAGATTAGAACAACCAATCTGTTTGACTGCTTTTGTTGTTCGCACACCTAACTGAGCTCTACCTCCTGAAAAACCACCACCCATTACTTGACCAGCTCTGCCACGCATTGCAGCCATAACAAGGTTATCATATTCTAAATCAAACTGTAGATTATTCGCAACCTGTTCACCTATATCATTTACCTCTACTAATACAAATGCTTGATTATATGCTCTTGCGACTTGATATATCTTCTGTGGAAAGAGTAAAGGTTTTATCTCGTTGTCTTTGAATGTTGCAACTACTTTGTAAGGAACTTCTGTAATATCAAACAATACAAATGCAGAGTTATCATTTTTTGTTCCTCGTGCAACGTCAGCAACTAACATATAGGTATGGTCTTTCTGTGGTTTCTCATATAAAGTCAACCCAGCATTTTGTTGTAAATATGGTTTGTAAGTTAACACTCTTAGTTTAGATGAGTTGATAAGTGTGTTGACAGAACCTAAGAACTCACATTCAAATTCTGTTTGGAACTGTTGTTCACTCGTATTTGAGATTGTTTCTTTTTTCCATTTTTCATCACGGCCTGGTACTTCACTCCAATGCACTTCTATGGGTATGTAACTGTTTCTTTTCTCCTCTGCATCTGTCCATAATTTATAAAACATATTCATACCATGTGGTGTTGAAACGATAATCACTTTTGTAGATTTACCAGATGAGATTGTAGGATACACAGAACTAAAGAACTGTTCTGCAACATTAGAAGGAACATACGCAAACTCGTCCAAAAATATAATGTTGTATGAACCACCTCTTACTGCACTTGCAGATGTTGATGATGCAAGTATCTTAGAACCATTCTCTAATTCTAACGAACCTTTGTTCCAAGACATTACTCCCTGTTGTAACCACTTGGGTAAGTTCTCGTATGCAAGTTGTAGTCGTCCTAATAAATCTCTTGCAGTTGCAGCTTTGTTTGCAAGGATAGCTATATTGACACTATCGTTAAACAACGCATAATGTAGGAGATAGGATATCATAATCGTAGACTTACCAGACTGTCGAGGTAACTTACAGATTGTAAAACGATTTTTATGAAATGTGCCAATCATTTCTTTTTGAAATGGATACATCTTGAATTGTATTAGACCTTCATCTAGTGAAACAATCTTAACATAGTTCTCAATAAAATACTGGGGGTCGTCCATACATCTCTGATACTCAACAAGGTTTTCTTTTGTCCACTCTTGTTTTACGTTTGCTCTTTTAAGATTAGGATTACCTAGATAATTATTGTCCATTCTTCTTACCCTTTAACAACTTCTGTAACTCAGCAGTCGAACCAACATATAACGCATTTGTTACATTCTTCGGTGCGTTACTTGGAACTTCTTTTAATCTCTTCATCTTCTCTTGCAGTTCACCAAGTTTCTCTGTAACTTCTGCAACTTGTTTGATTAGATTACCAGCTACTTCGTATGTTCTAGGGTGTTCACTTTCCTTTGCGATTTCTAGAATACCATCTATCGCATCTGTACCTCTTTCTACTAGGTTGTAGAAGTTTTCTCTCTGGTACTTATAATCATTCTCTATGTCGTCATTCTCTTGAGGTCTAGGTATAACTTTACGTTCTTTCGGTTCAGACTTTGCAAGTTCTACTGCACCTAGTGCTTCATCTATTATGTCTTTTGTTTTACTCATTAACTACCACCATGTATCATAGTTACACCATGAACTCTTGTTTCTTTTGAACCACTTTGATTTGCAAATTCTACTTTGTACTTAACTTGTGTTCCACTGGTTGTAGAAACTTCATCTGAAACAGCAACTTTGATACCACTAGCAAATGTTCTTCCAGTTGATGTAAGAGTTACTTGAGTAAACGCACTACCATTGTTTGATGATAAACTTAATTTTAAATCAGTGTTTAATGTTGCAGTACCAGCTTGGTCTGCATATAATATAACACAACTCATTTTTGCTGTTGCAGTTGGTATAGTAGTTGCAGTAGACTCATAACTACCAGTTGCGTTTGCACTAACATCTGTGATACTCACAAACTCACTTGCGTTTCTAGAGGTGTTTGTTAAACTTGTAATACTATTTGCATCTTGATAAATATCAACTGTTTGATTGACTGAACTAAACTTCACTCTGTTTTGTTCTATACTATCGTTCATCAATAATAACGCAATATCCCTTTGCACTGGTTGTACATCTGCACTCACATCATCATATTCAAGACCATCTGCACCTGAGTTTACAACAATACCTTTACTCGCAGTTAAAGTCGTAAGTCCTGTACCTCCATTAGCAACAGGGAGAGCACCTGTTAGTTTTGCAGAGATATCAATATTACCAGATATTTTTTCAGTTGCAATAATTCCATCTTTTAATTTTGCAGTTGTAATTGCACCATCAGCTATATCTGTTCGTTCAATTCTTGTTGCACCACCAGATAATAAGTTTGCTAAATTTCTTGCAGATGTCATTGTTACTCCTAGTAAAGTAGCGATACACCAGCACACTCAGTTTTTTTACTTGCACTCTGATTTATAAGTTCTACTTTATATTTTAATTGTGTTCCACTGGTTGTGCTTACTTTGTTACTGGTTGCTATTTTAACACCAGCTGAAAAAAGTAAACCTGTGTCCGTTAAAGTTAACACAGTAAAATTACTTCCATTGTCAGAGGAAACACTAACTTTTAAATCTGTGTTTAATGTTGCAGTGCCAGTTGTATCTTTATATAGGACAACAGCAGACATTTCGTCTACAGCTGATGATATTGTTGTTGCAGTAGATTCATAACTGCCAGGTGAGTCTTGAGCTATAGTGCCTGTTTCAACTGCAAACCACATTCTTACTGTCCAGTTTGGGTTTGCATCTTTCCAAAAGGTTGCACCATAAACAATTCCCTCATCGGCTACCCCCTCTGTTGTAAAGGTAGTTCCATACCCTTCAGTTCCACCTGTCCAAGTTCCACTGTTTGTACTTCTAGTTTCAGAAACCACTACGTTTTCATTAGTTACAGGGTCATAAGTGAACCTCATTTGATTTCCATTACTGGTGCTACCACCAAAAGAAACATTTGACCTGCCATGGTCAGACCTTGTATTACCAGAATTGTAATGTGACCAGTCTGTTGCAACTCCTTTAATCACAGACCAAGAATGACTAGGGCCACCTCCTCCAGCTTTTACTATTTGTTGCAAAGTTATCACAACCTTTGTTGTTGGCCAGTTGTATGTCGTTCCTTGTGGAAGGAGAAACCAACCACCACTGCCTGGAGCAGATGAAACTAAATCAACATAATCAAAACTTGTACCACCACTCTCCCAAGCACCTGTTCCAGTAGTTACCGTTACTGCGTTGTGATTTTGTCCATCAGCTGACGTAAATGTACCTGTTGTTCCAAAAGGATTTATGTAAACAGTTGTCCCAGATAAAGTTCCAGTAGTTGTACATTGAAACGCACCAGCTTTTAATTGCACTTGCGATTTACTTGTGACAGCATCTTCATTAGTGTAAGTATCTGTGATAGCTCCAGTCAATTCTTGTAGGGATTGAGTTTGTTCTATTGAATCATTCATTGCAAGTATGGCAATATCTTTTTTTAAATCTGTTAAATCTGTTGTCGCATTTACAAATTCAAATGCAGTACCACCACTGTTTACTTGCACGGCTTGACCTGCTGTTCCAAGAGATGTTATTCCTAAACCACCATTAGCTGTTCCTACTGTTCCAGTGGATTGTGTTGCTAAATTAACAGAACCATCAGCAAACTTTGCACCAGTAATTGAACCACCTAACTTATCTGTATCAATTGAACCATCTGCAATATCATCTGCCTTGATTGTTACATCTCCGTTAGATAATAAGTTTGCTAAATTTCTTGCGTTTCCCATTTGTTGTCCTAAAAAATCATTGAGATACCTTGTATTCTGGTATCTTTACTTGAACTCTGATTTGCAAATTCTACTTTATATTTTAATTGTGTTCCAGCAGTAACAGTAACTTTATTAGATGTAGCTGTAATATGGTTAGTTGCAATCGCTGAAGTATTTGCTGCAGTTAAAGTTACCTCAGTAAAATTACTACCATTATCAGCAGACAAACTCACTTTCAAATCTGTATTTAGTGTTGCAGTTCCAGCTTGGTTTTTATAAACAATAACACAAGACATCTCTGATACTGAGTCTGTTACAGTGTTTGTAGTTGATGTATAACTACCACTTCCACTTTTATTCCCAGGCGTAATTAATGTCCACATTCTTACTGTCCAGTTTGAACCTGAATCTCTCCACCCTTCAAAACCATAAACCACTCCAGTCGCAAGTGGTGAGAGAGAAGTCCATGATGTTCCATAGCTTTCTGTTGTTCCTGTGAAAGTTCCACTATTTGATGTTCTCTTTTCACCAATAACTTCGTTAGGAGAACCTAATGGGTCATAAGTAAATCTACTTTGATTTCCAACAGATGAACTAGCATTGAAAAAAAGATTTGGATATCCATAAAGTTCTGTAGTTCCATCTGACCTTCCAGCATGATAAGTTACCCAGTCTGTTGCAACTCCCTTTAAACAACTCATTCCAAACCCTGGCCCACTTCCTCCACCTTTTGTAATCACTTGATAAGTCATAACAACTTTTGATGCAGAAAAATCATATGTTGTCCCTTGAGGAAAAATCGAGTAACCAGCACCAACTGCACTTGTTGTTATTTGTATGTATGGGTGACTGGTGCCTCCACTTTCCCACGCACCTGTTCCAGTGGTTACTGTTACTGCGTTGAAACTTTTACCATCAGCAGTTGATATTGTGCCTGTTGTTCCAAAAATATTTGTTACATATTCAGAGGAGGGAGAGGCTGTGAAACCTGACCCAAATCCTTCTAATTGTAATGCAACATTACTTTTTGCAGTTACTTGTGTTTCATTCTCATAGGTGTCTGTGATTGCGTTTGATAAGTTATGAAAACCTCTGTTTTGATTAAGATTGTCTGTGAGAGATAGTATTGCAATATCTTTTTGTATTGGTGATAGGTCAACGGCTACACTTCCAAATTCAAGTGCAGTTCCAGCATCATTAACCTTAAGAGCTTGTCCAGCAGTTCCTAAAGAAGTAAGACCACTACCACCCTGTGCGATATCTAAAGTACCTGTTAATTTTGTGGTCGCATCAAGAGTAGAATTACTTACCTTTGCGTTTGTAACAGAT